ATGCAACGATTGATCAAAAATCTTATGATTTAAATAAAACATCTTATTTTAGAAATACCACTCCTTATTCTTTAACTAAACAAGATGCATCATATGATTTCTTATATCAACCTAATAAGGAAAAAGAACAACTAATTGACATAACTGTAGTTTCCACTGGATCTATCGATAAGGTAGGTATATTGACAGGGGGAAATAATTATAAAGTTAATGATACTGTTAATTTTGGACAACTAGATGATAGCCCTCAAAGAGCTAAAGGAGTCGTTTCTAAGGTTGGTGGAAAAGTAGTCACTAATATTAGTGTTGCAAGTAGCACTGTATCTGATTTAGAAATTTCTCCATATGATACAAATGGACAATACATTGCTTTTTCAACCTCTCCTCATAACTTCACCAATTTAAATTTAGTTTCTCTCTCTGGATTTAATACTTCTACCGATTATTTGCAAGGAAGTTTTAATATTGGAGTAAAAACTGAAAGTGTCTTACTTGCAGGAGCTGCAACTACCATTGGGGTAACTGGAATAGTAACATATTTTGGCATTTCAGGATCACTTTCTAATGATCTTTTATCCATTAGAGAAAATGATATTTTGGGAATTGGAACAGAAACAATAAAAGTTCTTCAAGTTGATAGATTAAATTCTCGATTAAGAGTTCTTAGAGCTCAAGAAAGCACAATGGGAAGTGCTCATACTGCTGGATCGGTAATAACTGAAGATTCTAGAAAATTTACCTTTAAAGCATCTCCTGAAAATGATGTAAAATTTGAATTAAATAAGGAAATTTATTTTGAACCAAAAGAGGCATTGGGTATTGGAACTCTTACGGGAGTTGGAATTGGAACTACTATTTCATTCTCTAATCCTGGTGCAGGTATTACTCAAATCTTCATTCAAACAGAGGCGATTTATCTTCCTAATCATGATTTAAAAACTGGTGATATCGTTAACTATAAAACCAATACTGGTGATCCTATAGGAGTTTCCACCGATGGTATTACGTTGTATAATCTTCCAACTGATGCTCCTTTGTATATTGGAAAAATATCTAATGATTTAGTTGGAATTCAAACATTCCAAGTTGGTATTGGAAGTACTGGTACATTTGTAGGTATTGCAAGTACCACAGTTAATAGGGGATTATTGAGATTGACTGGAATTGGTACAGGAGTAT